GAAATCCTCTCCTAAAACAGTTTGAGCAAGATTGATCTTACCGCGTAACGCTTCTAAGATTTTCTCATCGATTGTGTCCGGGCTTACCAAATCAATATACGTTACAGACTTCTCCTGACCTATGCGGTGGGCACGGTCTTCTGACTGCAACCGGGACTCCAAGTCGTAACTGTTGTTGTAATAGATCACGGTGTTAGCGGCGGTAAGTGTTATTCCGTAGCCTCCTGTCTTGGGGTGACCGACAAAAAACCGTAACGGAGACGCCGTATCTTGGAACTTAACGACAATATCTTGACGGTCGTCCTGCTCTGTCTTCCCGTGATAGGCCGCTACGCTGTCTGCCCCATACTCCTCCGCTAACGCCTCACAGATCGCTTCGATATCATGCGTGTAAGTAGCCCAGATCAAGGCTTTTCCAGAGATTTCCGCAATGCATTCCATCATCTGAGGTAGTCGATTGTTCTTTAATGGTTGGATAGAAGCATCGTCTGGCTTGATAAAACCACAGGTAATCTGCTGTAAACGCATTAGCTGCGTCAAAATACTGGCGGTAGTTGCCATTTCTCCGTTATCTAAATAGACCAAGGCAAGCTCTTTCATCTGCACATAAGCGGTCTTTTGCTCCGGGGTCAACGGCACGTTGCGGCGGGTGTATATCTTGTCCGGCAGATCAAGGCAGTCTTCTTTGAGTATCCGACAGGTAAACTTTTCTAGCTTCTCGCCCAGTTCATCTAAGCGACGATAGCCCATCAAGTGGGGGTAGTGACCGCCACCGGGTCGTGACCGTCTTTGGACCACGGCGTACCTAGCTTGGAACGCAAAGAAATTATCAAAGCCCAAGGCCCTGTTGGCTAGGAAATCGCATTGGCTAAACAAGTCCATAGGACTCTTCGTTATAGGGCTTCCGGTTAGTACACGCCGGTACTTGGCGGCACGACCACATTTTACTATGGCCTTAGTGCGGGCACTCTTCCTGTTTTTTATAGTAGTAGACTCATCCACAACCATCATGTTGTTTGGGTTAATCTCTAAGAAACGTAGCGCGGTGCTTTGACCTTTCTGTGTGGATAAGGCTTCCACATTCATAACCAAGAAGTTCAACGTTTTCTTCTCGCGGTTCTCGGGAAGAGCAATATCGGCTATCTCTTTCTTAAACTTCTCCGTCCAGTTCGGTTGCCATCTAACAACTTTACGTTCTATACGATCCGGTAAATGACGCGGTATCTCCTGCTGTATCCAGTTATCGTAGACACCTTTGGGTGCGATAATCAGGACGGTATCTATGTCCCCTCTCTCGTACAGCGCACCGATACTATCTATAGCAACCTTGGATTTACCGGTACCCATTTCCATAGCCAAGAAATAAAAAGCCTCTTGCCATGAATCTTCCCATGCGGTCTGTTGATGTTTGTATGGTTCAGTTTTGAATGTATACATATTTTAACCCTCTTGACATAAAGGATTATATGGGAGAAGATGAGGGTGTCAAGGGTAAAACCACCCTTTAACAACGAACGAGGAAATAATATGAGTGATTTGTTAGACGAAATGGAAGCGGACCGAGAGGCTGCTTCACAACTTGATAATGTTACCACGGGAGGACTCAAACAAGTAACTTCTTTAGCCCAAGACATTTCTCTTTGGGAAAATAAAGTAACTGACTTGGACGAGAAGCTGAAAGCCGCCAAGGCTAAGTTAATGCAGCTTACCGATTACGATCTCCCCGATATTATGCATGAGATTGGCCTGACTAATTTTACGTTGGCCGATGGTTCTAAATTAGAAATTAAAGCTACCTATGGCGCACGTATTCCGGTGGAACACCGAGAGGCGGCTTTTGCGTGGTTAAAACAAAAAGGGTACGACGATATCATTAAGAACATGGTATCCGTTCCTTTTGGTCGTGGAGAAGATTCCTCGGCTACCGAGTTTATGGAGTTAGCACAAAAGAGCGGCTATCTGCCTGACCAGAAGAAAGAAGTGCATCCGCAGACATTAAAGGCGTTTGTAAAAGAACAGCTAGAGAAAGGCACACCGGTACCTATGGACCTTTTTGGAGTTTTTACAGGACATCGAGCAACAATTAAGAGGGGATCGAAATGAGTGATAAAAAAGAAGTAGCAGAAAAGAAGGCAACTGAACTAGCTAACGTCAGCATTTTTGAGGATGACGCTGGTGAAGGCATTGTAATGGGCAGAGAGGATGTACAGCTTCCCCGTCTCAAAGTTATGCAAGCAAACAAACTAACTGCTGGGCGTAAAAGTATGCCCGAGATAGAGGTTGGAGACTTTTTTAACGACGCTACCTTGGAGTTTTTTAGTGGATCGGAAGGTATGCGTGTCATTCCTTGCGTCTATCAGCGTCGGTATTTGCGGTGGGGTTCTCAGCGAAGTAATTTACCACCGGTTGACGAGTTTTTACCAGAAGGCCCTCTACCAAAGACGGTAAGAGATAAAAGTAACTTTGATATCATTACGCATGAGCTAGACGGTTCCAAATGCACAAACGGTGATTACTTGGAGGAAACGCACAATCATTACGTGATAATTCTTCTGCCGAATGGCTTGACGCAAATGGCGTGTCACAGTATGAAAAGAACCGGGTTAAAGCCTTCTAGGGTTTGGAATTCAATGGTTGGCAGTCGCGTAGCGGAAGGCAAGAATGGGGCTTTTACCCCTGCAAGATATAGCCACGTTTACAAGCTAGACACGTTTGAAAGGGAAAAAGAGGGTCAAATTTGGTCACAAGTGAACGTAACCCTAGACTCCTCTTTAATCGAAGATAATAGAGTTGATCTTTACCAACTAGCAAAAACCTTTGCCGCTGCCATTTTATCTGGTGAAGTGACGGTTAAGCATGATGGCGAGGAAGTACCGGAAGTAACGGAAATCAACGAAGGCGAGATACCGTTCTAAATTATGGAAGATTCAAAGGTTTTCTCAGAAATCTTTGATGGTTTAAAAGTTGCATACGGTACATATCGCGTTAAGCGAACAGCGCAGAGTGGCAAGAATGTAGGCCAAGCTGCTGTCGTCAAAGCACCCCGTACTCCCGCTTTGTGGGAAGGGCATCTCTCTGGAAAGGGGGATGCTCTGGGGATTATCCCGATTAACGAGGATAATTCCTGTGTGTGGGGTTGCATTGACATCGACACGTATCCTTTAGACCACAAAGAGCTGGTTACAAAAATAAGAAAAGCCAAGCTCCCGCTTGTCGTTTGTCGCAGTAAAAGCGGTGGTGCCCATTGCTTCCTGTTTACAACTGAGTGGATTACGGCTCAACTTATGCAAGAGACGCTTCAGCATATTGCAGCTTCTCTGGGCTACGGTGGATGTGAGATTTTTCCCAAGCAGGTGCGTTTATTTCTAGAACGTGGTGACGTTGGGAACTTTCTTAATATGCCTTACTTTGATGCTGAAGACGGTTTACGTTACGGCATTAAGGATGATGGGCAGTCTGCTACGCTCCACGAATTCTTTGAGATGCACAAGAAGTACGCGCAAACCCCCGAGCAAGTGGGTGGGATTACCGTAGAAGAAGATTCGACCATCCCTGTCAAAGACGGGCCACCGTGCTTACAAATCTTGGCACGGGAAAAGATATCCGAAGGTGGACGCAATAACGGTCTATTCAACCTTGGGGTATACCTGCGAAAAGCTTACCCAGATTCATGGGAAAGCGAATTCTTAAAGTACAACTCTCAATACCTTGACCCGCCTCTTGGGCTGGATGAGGTCAATGTCGTGGCTAGGCAGCTCCTCAAGAAAGATTACACGTATATGTGTAAGGACACGCCTATCTGCAACCATTGCAACGCAGAGCTGTGTAAGACCCGTAAGTACGGAATAGATGCCGCTATCTCCGGAGTGGTCATAGCTAATCTTAGGAAGTACAACAGTACGCCACCTGTCTGGTTCGTAGACGTCGGCTCACGGCCCTTGGAACTAGAGACAGAAGCTCTAATGAACCAAACGGTCTTTCAACGTTCCTGTGTGGAGCAACTAGATTTCATGCCTCGGTCTGTTAAGAAGGATTTGTGGGAGACGAGGATCAATCAGTTGCTACAGGAGATGGGAGAGCATGACGGTTCTATTGTAGAGGTTTCCCAAGATGCCAGTATAGAAGGACAGTTCTACGACTTTCTGGAAGAGTTCTGTACATCTATGCAGCAGGCTCAAGCTCGGGAAGAACTTCTGTTACGGCGTCCTTGGACAGAAGAAGAAGAGCAGAAGACCTACTTTCGGCTTAAAGACTTTGAAGCTTTCCTCAAGAAGAATAGATTCTTTGAGTACAAGTCTCACCGTATAGCGCAGCGTTTGCGAGATATAAACGGGGATGCTACCTCTTTGAAGATTAAAGGAAAGGCGATCAGGGTCTGGTGTATTCCAGCTTTTGATGGAACCACTGTTGCGGTCAACGTGCCGGACATGGGTCAGGAAGAGGAAGCGCCTTTCTAATGTTTAGACTATTTGGCCCACCGGGAACAGGCAAGACAACGACATTGTTGAACATGGTTGATGGGGCACTCAGTGAGGGTGTTCCACCTAGCCGTATTGCTTTTCTTGCCTTTACTCGCAAGGCCGCAACAGAGGCTAAGGAGCGGGCGGCGGTACGCTTTAAGCTTGATCCAAAGCAAGACCTTCCCTTCTTTAGGACTTTGCACAGCTTTGCCTACAGAAGCTTGGCGGTACAGAAGCAAGACCTGATGCAAAGGGAACACTTTGATGATCTGTCTAAGAAGATTGGTGTAGCTCTAAATGTTACCAACAGCTTTAACCCAGAGGATGGGCCAGCACTAACTCATGAACACCCTGTACTGGGATTGATAAATCTTTCCCGGCTGAAGAAAACTGCTTTGCAAGAAGAGTACAACGGCAGCGACATAGAAATGCCTTGGGTAGAGGTGGATTACATTGACCGGGCGTTTCAAGCGTACAAGAAGGTTAATCGGCTGCTGGATTACACCGATATGCTGGCGCTGTTTGCAGCAGACGCGGACCGTGTCTGTCCTTATTTTGATTATTGCTTTCTAGACGAAGCACAGGACTTGTCTCCACTTCAATGGGACATTGCCCGTGTACTGGATAATAAATCCAAGAAAATGTATGTGGCTGGAGACGATGACCAAGCTATCTATAAGTGGGCCGGAGCAGATGTAGACACGTTTATTAACCTTCCCGGTGGCTCCGAAGTGCTAGAACAATCGTATCGTATTCCTCGATCCGTACACAAAGTTGCCCAGCTTATCGTTTCCCGAATCCATCGACGTTTTCCCAAGGTCTATAACCCTAGACCCGCTGAAGGCAAGGTACAACGCCTAGCTTCTATCGAAGAGATAGACATGAGCGAAGGCACATGGCTTATCATGGCTCAAGCAAACTATATGCTGACACCATTGGCTACTGATCTTAAAAGTCAGGGCTACCTGTTTGAGCGTAACGGCTCACGATCCATTAGCGAAAAGATGTCTACCGCCATAAACGGGTGGGAACAACTACGGGCGGGTAACCTCGTTTCCTTGGCCACTGTTCAAGCGATCTATAGCTACATGGCTGGGAACAATGTCCGCATTGAACGGGGTAAGAAGAAGGTACTGGCCGGTGTTGACGATATGTTTTCTATGGAAAAGCTCCAGTTAGAACACGGCCTGTTAGCCACCGCTTCTATGATCTGGCACGAAGCACTAGATAAGTTACCTTCCGTAGACAGGGCATACCTTACTGCGCTCCTACGACGAGGGGAAAAATTTAATAGTAAGCCACGCATACGGCTTTCTACTATCCATCAGACAAAAGGCGGCGAGGCAGAATCAGTGGTGGTCTTTCTAGATTTAACTACGGCTGCTTTAAAGGGCAATGCTGATGATCTACACCGGGTTTTTTATGTTGCTGTAACACGCACTAAGCAGAACCTTTTTATAATAGAACCAGAAGATTTTACGCGGGCTTATGACCTATGAACAAAGAAAGTTTGGACCCTCTGCATTACAACCGCTGTGAGAGCTGCGGCTTTACGAGGGCTACGGCTGTAGTTAACGTTACAGAAAACAAAAGATTGGGTTGGTTTTGCCCGGAGTGTAAGGCGTTTTCAGAAGCTGTCTTACGTGAAACAACATGGAGAGGTACAGAAGCTTGAAGGCATGGAAATTAAAAATAGACGATCCATCTAAGTCGCACAAGGACGTAGAGCGAGAGATTCTTGCAGAAGACATAAGAGTTTATTTAAGTAACGGCGGGGTTATTCACAAATTTCATCATGGTGCTACCGCGTTAGGTGGGCCTACAAACAAAGTGTGGGAAAAAACCCTACGCAACGATCCATCAAAGAGAGGATAAGCTATGCCAGATTATGACAACACAGACCGGGGAGTACTTTTTAAAAATGAAAAGAAGGAAAAGGACACCCACTCTGATTACAACGGAAGCATTAACGTAGGCGGACAAGAGTTCTGGCTTGACGCATGGGTTAAAGAAGCCAAGAGCGGCAAGAAGTTCTTTAGCTTGTCTGTTAAAGCAAAGATATTGGCCCCGACTACGAACATCCGCGCCAACGTATTGAAGCCAGATGACGAAACGTCTGATGGCGTACCGTTTTAGAGGCTAACCTGTGGCAAACAATAAACTACAAATGGCGATGTTCCCTCCACAGTCGGATTGGCTTCCGCCCGAGCATCCCTTTCCAGAAATCTTTGACGCGCCCGAGATAGCCATAGATGTGGAAACACGCGACCCGGACCTTCGACTTAGGGGACCGGGCTGGCCCACAAAGAACGGTGAGGTGGTTGGATACGCCATAGCTGTTCCCGGGTGGAGCGGGTATTTTCCTATCGGTCATCTAGGTGGCGGCAACATGGATGTACGCCAGATCAATAAGTATCTGAAGAAAGTCTTTGAGTGCCCCGCAGATAAGATCATGCACAACGCGCAGTACGATTTAGGTTGGATACGTGCGATGGGCTTTGAAGTCAAAGGCCGGATCATCGACACCATGATGACGGCTGCTTTGATAGACGAGAACCGTTTCTCCTATTCCCTTAACGCACTGTGCTACGAATACCTTGGTAAAACCAAGTCAGAGAAGCTGCTGGTAGAGAGTGCCCGGGAGTTTGGCGTTGACCCTAAAGCTGAGATGTGGAAGTTGCCAAGTATTTATGTTGGCCCTTACGCGTCTGTTGATGCGGAGGTGACTCTGGAGCTTTGGAATCATTTTAAAACTCTGCTTAACAACCAAGAGCTGTGGGACATATGGAAGCTGGAAACAAGCCTGCTGCCCCATCTGGTTAGTATGACTGAGCAGGGGATGCGTGTAGACGTAGACCAAGCCGAGCGGTCAAAGCAGATGCTTATAAAGCGCGAGAAGGAGACGATGGTTCGCATAAAGCAGTTGGCTGGCGTGAACGTAGAGATTTGGGCCGCTGCGTCTGTAGCTAAGGCGTTTGATAAGGCAGGGCTGGCTTACCCCAAAACAGAAAAGGGTTCCCCTAGCTTTACTAAGTTGTTCTTGTCCGAGCATCCGCATGAACTCCCTAAGCGTATAGTCGAAGCGCGTAACCTAAACAAGATTCAAGGCACGTTTATAGACAGCATCTTAAAGTATGTAGGTAAGGACAGCCGGGTACACGGGCACATAAACCAAGTGCGTTCCGATTCCGGGGGAACCGTAAGCGGACGCTTGAGCATGAGCAACCCAGCCCTACAAACTATCCCGGCCCGCGATCCAGAGCTAGGCCCGATGATGAGACGGTTGTTTCTCCCCGAAGAAGGCGAGATTTTCGCGGCCATAGACTATTCTCAGCAAGAACCTCGCATCTTGACCCACTACGCTCAAGCCTTTGGCAACTATCGCAAGATACAAATGGGCGGCGTAGAAGAGTTTATTAAAGAGTATAACGAGAACCCAGAGGCGGATTTTCATTCTCTTGTGGCGGACCTTTCGGGCCTGCCCCGAAAGACGGCCAAGGTAATAAATTTGGCCCTCATGTACGGAATGGGGGTTCAGAAGTTGAGCCAGCAACTGGATATCTCTCTTGAGGAGGCCAAGTCCCTGACCCAGCAGTACCATCAGAAAGTACCCTTTGTTAAGCAATTAACCCAAGGCGTACAGCGTTACTTAGACGACCCACGATCCGGGGGTTGTATCCGCTCCATACGGGGCCGTAAGTGCCGCTTTGAGCTATTTGAACCGGACACCTTTGAAATGACAAAGGCTATGCCCTACGAAGAGGCAGTCGCGGCCTACGGACCTACGACCAAGCTTAAACGCGCCTTTACCTATAAAGCGTTGAACAGGCTAATCCAAGCCAGCGCGGCAGACATGACTAAGCAGGCGATGGTTAACGTGTGCGAGGCAGGCAAGATACCGTTGCTGCAAGTACACGATGAACTGGCGTTCTCGGTGGCCAATGAAGCCGAAGCCCGGGAGCTGGCAGAGATTATGGAAGCGGCGGTCCCTCTGTCCGTACCCAACAAATGCGACATAGAGCTAGGCCCTACTTGGGGCGATGCTAAAGAATTGAATTAAATGATAAAATCTTATACAATCCCACATATGGAGGAGATTATTAATGGACACTAAAAAATGGAAGTCGGTCTTAGTGCCGACAGACATCTACGAAGAGATAGTTGTGATCTCCCACGTTGAGGGGCGCACGATTAGCGGACAACTGCGGATTATTTTTGATGCGTGGAAGCGTGATAACTTGACAGATAAAGACCTCTCCTTCCTACGCGAAGAAATGCGCGTAAAAAAGAAGAGGGAAGAGGACGAGCCTTGGCCGGATACTGTGGCTAAGAGCTAACTTCTGCCGTTTCCGCTCGACGGCCCCGGTATAACCAATCTCTTACGGTATCTATAGGTACTCCGTAACGCTCCCCCAACCACGCTATTTTCCTTTTCTCCACAAACCTTCCGTGACGGATCGCGGCTACTGTCTCTGGTGGCCATTTTCTAGGTCTACCCATCGTGCATACTCCCTTTAGTGTATTAAATTTTTTCTGCGTTTGTTCCATATAGCTAACTCTTGTGCAGGCGTAAGCTCTTCCTGTGAAGAGGACATCGCGTTCGCTGCATAGAAAGTTTTACTATAAACTTGCAATTGTTCCGAAATTTCTTCCACGACCTGCGTCCCGACCGCTGCGAAGAAAGCAGTTCGCTCCACATCGTCTTCCGGGATGTTGTGATTAGCTATCCAATCCGCTAAACCCAGAGCAACTTCCTCGATTAAGCTACTAATCGGCTTTTCGCTCGTTCTACAATAAAGCTCGTAGTTTTCCTTAATTTGTTTCATTGGCTCTCCTTTATCTTTATTAGGTAAACTCTTCATCCATACATACTTCCAGATCGTGCTTTTTAGCAAGATCGCTAACCACGGTAGAATCTATTGAGTTTGATAGGCGAATGCCGTTCCAATCAGGACCACCTTTAGGGTTTCTGATAGGCCAGACTTCGTGAGCCAAGAAACCTTTCTTAGCTTGAATTTTTTTTAGTTCCTCGGGTGTACAGTTAGCGCGAAGTTCGTTTATAACTTCGATCACTTTTTCTTGAGGAATGCTTTTGCGGTGAGCAATGCGTTCGCCAAAGCTTATATACGCATTTTTGTCATTAGAAAGTAATATCATTGGTTTCCCCTAAATTGAAAGTATTGTTAGCGTGAAAAGGTAAAACAGAACCGCGCCCACCGACCCGCCGACCACGATCTTTGCTACGGCTAAACGAAACTCCCGGGACAGTTCGCTACGCAAGGGCGTAATAGCTTGTTCTAAATGATTGAAAGTTACATCTCGGTACTTTTTCTGTGCCATTCGTTTACTCCCTGATAAGAAAGCCCACCGTATCACATTTTTATGTGTTTACGCAAATACATATGTTCCACATGGAACATGTTTTATAAGTCATTGATTTTAAAGAGAAAATCAGTTGTGGACTTTACACATAAAAGTATGATACAATATCCTCATGGTCTAATTATGGCCATAGCTCTTTAACAATTAAAACTTAAAAAGGAACGACGATGAAATTATATTCATTAAAGCGTCCTTCCCGTTCGAACAGATTTTGCGGCCCCGCCGTACTTTCTTTTTTGACAGGGCAGGACACAACCGAATGCGCTCGATGGTTTCGCAGTTTAAGTAATCACCGAGGTGCCGTAAAAGGTTCTTCTGAAAAGAATATGCTTTTAGTGCTTGACGGCATAGGCATTCAAACTCGACAGGTGGACTTGTTTCGTTCTTCTGGCGATAGACCAACGCTAACAACGTGGCTTCGCGATAACAAAGAAATAAGAACACCCGGGCGAGTCTACTTAGTTGTTGCCGGGAACCATTGGCAACTGATAACGGGACGTCGTTATGCTTGCGGAAGGATTGGCGAGATGGTTTCGATAAAAGACAAACGAGTCAAACGCCGAGCCAGAGTAAGACAGGTTTGGGAGCTAACGCTTCCTCTTAGCAAACTTAAAATTCCCGAGCCGCCCGCACCTCGCGTCATCAACAAGTCCATGTCCAGCACGACTAAAGCTAAAGCTAAACGGTTGCAGGACAAACACGGAAATACCAATGATCTTTGGTATGAAGATGGCTGCTTGGACGGTTGGACCCGGTATGTAACGTGTCCCGAGTGGATTCACGAAGACCCGGTGGATTTTCACTACTGCTACGATTGGGAAGCAGTAGTTGATCTCATGGAGAAGTACATAAAAGAGATCGGCACAGCCAATGATATGCGAACCCATGACGATCCTGAAGCAAGTTTCTTGACTCAGGTTAGACACTAACCTAACCGCCGCCCTTCGGGGCGGCAACACTAACAGTTGCATACACACATAAAGTATGGGATGCTTCGGTCCTAGCACAAACACGGCAACTAATCTCTTGCAGAAATCAAAGAAGTGTTGCAGAAATCAAAAGGGTGGAAAAGGGTGGAAAAGGGTGGAAATAAGATGGGTAAGGATCGCGTAATGATTGAGCTGGATGAATACCTAACCACGCAGGAAGAAGACTACGTGGACCCGGATCAGTTCAAACGAGATAAAGAAGAGTATTTAGCGGACCACGACGAATCGTGGATTAACCAACCAAAGGAAGAACCTATGCCAAGTGTAATATTTGATATGCCAAAGAGTAAAAAGACTGTGAACCTTGCAGATATCAAAAAACCAAGCGATCTAAAAGAACTTCTGTCCGACGGAAAGTTACAGAAGGAGGATAAGAATGAATC